TCAACGCGCGGAGGATCGTGAGCCTAGCGGATCGCGGTATCCAGGGCCGTCGATGACAACCAAGGTAGGCGAGGGGCGCGGAGAGGCACCGTCAGGCGATTTTTCAACCACGGCCGAGGGTAAGCCCGCCTGATCAGCTTTGGGCGTCCTGTAGGGGTCGAAAGGGGTGTTGTCCATCCAGGAGCGGCACTCGGACTCAGTCAAGCCGGCATTGGTGCCCTGATGGGTCACGCACTTGCAGACCTTGCTATTGCACATCACGCCGGCGACGGTCGGCATCGACTTGACCTGGCGGAGAGCATCGTACGCAGGGGCAGACTCCGGCCGAGAATTCACGCGAGGGGTCCAAGCCTTGAAGTCGTCGATCGCCGGCGCACCAGGTGCTGCAGCTGCAGCGGCAGATTTGCCAGCACCTGACGTGCTCGAGGCGGCGCCGGCCTGGGCGGATTTCGAGCTCGAGGCGGCCGCGATCGCGGTCTGGCCAGTGATTCCACGGTACGCGTCTGGCCCCTTCCAAATCAACAAACCGATCGCGATCAAGACGAACCACAAGACACCGGGCATCTTGCGCGGCTGCTTGGTGTGCAGATCCGCGCTGTGATAGAGCTTGAAGACCTTCTTGTTGTACTTGTAGGGCGACTTGGTGATGGCCTTCGCGAACAGCAACTGGCGATTGACGTGGTCCCACTCGTAGACGGTGGCGAAAGGCATGTTGGCCACACGGCGAATGTGCAAATGGCGACCGCCGAGCGCGTGGATGTTGCGGTCGACCAGCATCACGTTCTGTGTGATCAAGATGAAATCGACACCCATGTGACGATGGGTCTCCAGCGCCTGGATATCGGCTGGGACGGCCGAGCCGTTCGCACGCGGTGACCAGATCTTCTGGACCTCATCGAACACGATCACCGCACCAGGCTTTGCCCACTCGTGCCAGTCTCGCAAACCTTCTTCGTCGCCACCATCGATAAGCTCGTGATCGATGGTCAAGCCCTTGATGTTGGTATAGATGGTGCGCGGGTGAAGCGTGACAACGCCGTCAACCTCCTGGGGCACGTGCGTACCGAGGAGAGGCAACAGCAGCTTCTGAATCGTGTAGAGGGTCTTGCCGGCACCAGGCGTGCCAGTGATGACGGTGATCATCCTGTGTTGCTCCCGAGAATTTGCGTCGAGCGCTGGATCTGCCACAACAACAGCTTCGTGGTCAGCGCACCAAAGACGATGCCCAAAGCGATGCCACCGCCAGCGAGCAAGAAAAGGTTCAAGGCAGCGGCAGGCATCGTGTTGAAGCTGCTCACGAGCGACGTCTTCAACTGCGACAGCAAGGCCTGCATGCCAACGATCGACACGATGGAAAAGCCGAGGCTCACCAGGATCTTGGCGAGCGCCGGCTGCAAGAGGCTCAGAAGGAACGTGCCGAATTTCATTCAGGCTTCCCCACGCCAAAGATGATGACGATGGCCATCCACCCAGCGATCGCGATCACCATCGGACGAACCCAGGTCACGAGGTTGTCGCACGTCGCGCTGTAGTCGAGGACCTCGCCATACGCGATCGGCACGGGAGGAGGGCACGAGCCTCCACCGAGGACCGATTCAGGCGCATAGGTGATCTGCTTGGTCTGCTTGGGCATCTCACCCTCGGGCGTGTCGAAATCGATCTTCTGGCAGCCCAGCGCCTCGGGGTGCTTCGTGCACGCATCCTCAGGCTGCTCCGGCGCTGGCGTGGTGTCGGAGGGCGTGGTCGTCGTCGTCGTGCTGCTCGTTTGAACGTTCGACGTGTTGAAGGTGTTGTTCGTCGTGACGTTCGACGTGTTGGTGACGGTGTTGCCGGCCGTGCTGAAGTTGTAGGTGGTCCGCGACACCTCGCGCGTGCCATCGGGGTTTTGCTTGACGGTCTCGGGCCCCTGAATCGCAGTCGGGCCACTCACGATAGGGTCAGGCATAGGAATCTCGCCGCCTCGTTCGAGCACTTCACCCCAGACACGCGGGTCGGGAATGATGGGTTGCATGCGCGGCGCGAACTCTGTCGCCGACGTGGGATACCACGTAGGCGAGTCGGGAGCACGCGTGTCACCCCGAATGAGATTCGCAATGCTCTTGTACTGCCCGTCCAACACACCCCAGCAGGTATACGCCCGACCCGGCGTTGCAGGCGAGGCATCCACAGCCGTCCACGTGCCACTGAACCGCGCCGGCCCCAGCCATGCCGCATAGATCGGTTGCCACGACTCGCACGCGATCTGGTAGTTGGTCGATGTGCCAACAATCGGAGGCCCGGCTGCTGGGTTGTTCCACGACCATTTGTAGCAAGTGGGCACCCTGACGCCATCACAGAAACCCGGGTCGGTCGAATTGCTGCGCTCCAACTCACCGGTCTCGGGATTGCGACGACCGCCCGCACGCTCGATCCACTGCATGATGTACGGCGCCGCAGCAGCGACACCGCCTGCAATGCCACAAGCTCCAGCGGTCGCCACGGCACACACGATCCCGACGGCCACGGGCGCGACGGTAGACCATGGAATCTGATAGCCCGCCGCAGCGGGATAGCGCACGCCCTGGACGCCACCAGCGCCGCCAATGTTGTAGTTGCCGCGTTCGCCTTGGATGAACACGCCATTGACGTTGAGGCCTGCGGTCGGCCCTGTCGCACCCACGGGCACACCGTAGTTGCCGGCTTGCGACCAGCCGCCGTATGTGGGCGACACGGGAATGGTGCTGCCGCCGCTGTTGACGGGAGGCGCGCCGGGTGTGATGGCGGTAGTTCGGCCGGTCTGAACGATGCCGGCACGACCGATGTTGTTGCGGTTGACCGAGCCAGCGTCCACCGTCAACGGAAAAATTGCCAGAGCAACAAGAGCATGCCGCCAACCAGCAGCAGCTCGACGGGAGAAGTGAACATGGTCAGTCGTCATGATTGGTGCTGAAGATCTTCTCGATCTGCTTCCAAACCCAGACCGCGAGAAGACACGAAAAAAGAGACCAGAACACCGACCAGTAAAGGTCGATGTTCTGCTCAGAGGGAGGGGCCGGCTGGATCTGCACGACGATGGTTTGCGTGTTCTCATCCATGGCACAAACCCCTCCGAGGACTTACCACCAGCCCATCTTCTGGCCAGCACGCTTGACGGCCCAGAAGGCGATCATTGCGCCCACGACCGCGACGGCGTAACCGACCATCTTGGTCTTGGCCTCATCGATCGCGGCGGCGTTCGGATCGGCGGTCTGAGCGAACGACAGAACAGGCGCGAGGGCTGCTGCCGACACCATGCCGACCTTCAAAACGAGGTCGGCGGCTTTGCTCTTAACGAGCGCGACTTGCTTATGCATAGGAACTCCATTTGCTTGGTGTCCCCGAGAAATTCGGGATTGCACCGGAAGACACTCAGCCGCGGCTGAGTGCTATCCGCTGAAATCACTTGATGGCGGGCACAGCGCTGTGATCGCGGAAACGAGCGCGGTAGATCCGATCAGCGCGAACCGCAGCGCGCTCGATGCCGAGGCACGCGGCCACGAACACGAGGGCGCAGGCCATGCCACCGAGGAAGGCGAAGGCGCTGTCCACGATGGGCATCAGGCGCGGACGGCGGTGCCGGTCGAAGCGGGCGGAGCCTTGGCCTCGGTCGGGACGATGGAGACGATCTCCTGCTGACGCTCGCCGTAGCGCATCACGTCCTGGAACTCGACCTCGGCCATGAAGGGCGGCTGGTTGTGGTCGATCTTCTTGAGGACGCTGGGCTCGCAGCGGTATTCGCTGCCCATGTAGCCCTTCACGCCCTTGCCGCCGGCGAGGGGGAGGGCGGCGTACAGCTTGCCAATGGCGTAGGGTTGGCCGGTCTTCTTCGAAACGCCTTCGCTGCTTTCAAACCCGATCACGTTGATCTTCATGGTTCATTTCCTTGAGGTATGCGGCCGGCGACGCCGCGAGGTTGAAACCGACCAGGCTTGCTTTTTCCAGTCGCCGTGGAATGCCGGGTCGAGATAGGGCCATCAGCACCTCATCGGCAGTGAGCCGAAGGCGCAGCACGTCGAACAACTGCCCGTAGGCGCTGCGAGCGTGGACGGTGAGCTTGTCGAGGGAGATCTCTCCCTCCTTCTGATGCGTGGCGATGCGCTCTGCAGCCGCATCGAGGATCTGTTCGAGGCAGCGATAGGCCCCGACGAAGTAGTGATCGCAGCGGGTCAGCACATCGAGCGGCAGATCCCGGTCGATGTTGCGAAGCTCAACCTCGAAGCGAGTCCAAGGGCTGGACGAATCGCCCAGTTGGCGGCCCTTCTCATAGGCGCGCAGCATCTTGCCGTTCTCGCGCCGGCCGACCTCCAAGGTGCGCCCGTGCTTAGGGCACAGCCAATCGCCGGGCGTACTGTGGCGCGGCATGCGGCCACCAGCGTTGAACCGCCCTTCGAGATACCACTCTTTGGCGTGCTCAACCGTGAACTCGCCCATGAGCAGATCCACAGCCAGGTCAACGCGCGTGAGCTTGTAGACGGCCTGCCGCTCGATCCAGTCCTGGACGTGCTGCCAACTGGAGACCTTCGAGCAGCCAGTGCCGGACAGGTCGAAGCGAGCACGCATGCCGTGATGCATGCCGCCGAAGTCCACGCGGGCGACGTTGACCTGCGAGCCG